CCTCCGATCCATCCCCAGCAGCAAAACGGGCAGTCTCTTCCGTGGGCACACACAACGACTTTTTCCCAAAGACGTGTACTCAAGTCAGGTCGTTGACATGTCCTAAAGCATTCTCTGCAACAGTATTTGCCCGTGTTCCTCGATATTTTCGACGGCTTGGTAATAAAAACTTTGCGACATGTGGGATTCTGGCAGGTCAATGTAACGGGTTTCTGGCGACATGTGTCCTTGCATGGCCTAGAGCAATAGACTCTTTTGTTCTGCCGGGATGGAAAAACAAAAAACACACGACCACACGTAGGATTTTTGCAGGCACACGCGACAAGCATACTCAACCTTCCGTAAGTTGGGTGATCCCGAAGATGGTGGAGTGTGGCAACTCGTCGGAATCGAGCTGTCCTACGGTTCATGAGGCCGCAGTAAGCCACTCCTACAATTATAACACGATGGGGGCCTAGATACTAGTGGCCGTCTATCCCTTTACACCAATTCCGTCTAGCATACAGGCCCCATCTGTCCTAGACCCAATGCATATATTTGAATCAGATTCTGGTACCACATTTAGGAGATCAAAGCACTCACGGCCCCAGCGTCGCTACCAGCTCGACTACCTCGGCAAGGTCACGGCGGAGTGGCGCATTATCCGCGACTTCCTCCAAGCGCAGCGCCTTGGCGTCTTGCCGTTTGAGTTTCTGCATATGACGGCCACCGATGCCGCGACCTACAGCAATACCACGCCAGTAGTGGTGACCATGTGGCATGCCTATACCAGCGGGCAATGGGTGTCGATTGGTTCCAGCAATCCCAATACGAGCCTGCACGGTGGGTGGCGGATTACCCGATTGTCTTCCACTACCTTCAGCCTCGATGGCTCCATTGCGGGGGGCGCAGGGACATGCCAGGTCTATACCTATATCCCCCAGGCGGTCGGCGTCTTTAGCGAGGACAGCGACCCCAGCCCGGTCAAACTCATGGGACCGGAAAGTACGACGAGCAATCGGGGGCGTTTCTCGTTTAGCGTGCAAATCTTGGAGCTGCTCTAATGCCACGCCTGCTCAGTGCCGCCTTAACGCGGGAGAAGAATCAGTTAGCTAGTGACCATACGATCACCATGTGTGGCCAATTAGACATTGTGGGTGGTCCTGTCCCCTATCGGCTGGTCAACTACGATCAGGATGTGGTGTTCCATGGCATTGTCTACCACCGGGCAGCCTTTGACGTCGATGCCCTCGAAGATGCTACGAGCATGGCGCTGGTACGCCTGCGTATCTCGTTCGGCAACGTAGATCAGGCCTTGAGTGCACTCCTGGAAACCTACTGGGGGCCTGATACCCCTTGGCAGGTCACGATTTGGCAAATCGACACGCGACAACCTAACGAGACGCCCTTTCAGGCTGGCGAAGTCTTCCAGGTGGCGCAGGTCAATACCGACTTTGTCAGTGCTGTAGTGGAAGTTATTGCCGCCGGTTTCACCCTGGGTGGCACGATGCCCAAGCGTCGGTTCACGACCAGCGGCGGTTTCCCATGGATCCCCAGGAGGTTCTAGCCATGGCACAGTCTACTACACTCCCTGACATGGCCGCCCTAGTCGAGCCGTTACTTGGTCTCAGTTATGAGCAGTACGATTGTTGGCGACTGGTTAGGCGCTTGTACCGCGACTATTGGGGGGAAGACCTTGATGATGACCCCGTCCAGGGCTGGAAGCATGTGCAGGAGATCTGGTGGCAGGAGGACGTGGACGATCCGCTAACGCTGTCGCAGAGCGGCGATTTATGGATCATGCGGGGACAAGGAATGAGTAGTCATCATGTCAGTATCGTGTGTAATACGGTTCATTTTGTCCATGCACGGCGAAGGACAGGCGTGTGTTTAGAGCCACTGAGACGCTGGAGACCGCGTCTCCTCCAGATTGCCAGGCTACGCAGGCTACTGTAACCTGTGTACTCCTCCTGTCCCCCTTACGGGGAAGGGATGGCCGTTGGCGCACCGCCACGCGCACCTTTCCTGCGGGCGATGCGCTGGAGGCCTATCTGCCATCCACAGAGGCCCTTTCCAGGGTGGCGATCAATGGGGGTGTAGTCCCGCCTGACCTCTACAGTAGTGTAGTACCACAAGCAGGCGATGAGGTATGGCTGTACCCGGCATGGGCTGGCCCTGAAGTCTGGGTACCCATAGCCATCGGGCTCGCAGTCAGTCTCATTAGCGCGACGGTGTCGCATTTCCTGTTTCGCCCCAAGCCATTTCTGCTCCCTCAGCAAAATAGCCTCACCGAAACCACCGAGGAACACACGTTCTCCTTTGAAGGCATTCGCACGGCTATTGGCCCTGGAGCCTCGGTGCCCGTGGTCTATGGTCGCCACCGTATTGGGGGCCAACTTCTCGCCGCAGCGGTGGATCAGGCCGCCGTCTACATTGACGAGGGTGTGCCGACGACGCCCGGCGTAGCCGTGACCGCCGTGGGCTATGGAGAACCCCAGAATATTGTCATTATCACGGCCCCCGGTAATGGGTTTAGCCATTACCAGAACATTACGCTTGAAGGTCTTATAGGCAAACCGGCGCTCAATACGACGTGGACTATTCGCATCTTAGACGGTGACCCCGACAGCTTTGCCTTGCTCTATTCCTGGGGCGTGAACATCGAGACGCCCTACGGCGGCGGTGGAGTGGCACGCCCGGCCAGCACCGGCCGGCGCATCGTGCAGGCGACCTCCTCGCCCCCGACGCTGAGCTTGTTCCTCGGGCTGTGTGAAGGCCCCATCAGTGCGGTCCTCACGGAGACGATCCAGATTAATGGCCAACCCATTCAGAACTTTCCCGGCGTGCAGGTCTTTACGGCCCTGGGGACAGCGGATCAGCCGGCCTTTGCGGAGTTCGGGGCGGCGCGCAACACGTTTTCTGACGGCCGCATCATTACCCCCGAAGGGATTGCCGTCACGTATACGTCCAACGGTCCCCTCTACGCCTTTGTGCTCAATCTCGTCTGGGAACAAGGCCTCTTCTACATGAATGAGAAGGGGGAAAAGGAAAGTAATACCGTCCATATTGAGTATCGCTATGCCGTGGCGGGCACGGGCAACTGGTCGCCGGTCGCCGTCGCCGATGTGACCGGGGATCGCACGGCACCCGTGCGCATCGGTTTGAAGCAAGAAGGCTTACCATTTGCCCAGTATGACATTCAGATTGCGCGCGGGGGTGCGACGCAGACCAATGAGGTGCGGGCCAAGTTTGAGCCCACCCTGGAGAGTGTCACCGAGTATATTCCCAATCAGGCGAGCTATCCCTATACGGCATGGTTGGGGCTGAAGGCCCTTGCGACGGATAGCCTGCGCGGAGCCCTGCCCAACATTACCGTGGAGGTGCTCGGGCGGACGGTACGGGTGGCGACGCTCGTACCCGTGGAAACCTGGTCGGACAATCCGTCCTGGTGCGTGATGGATGCGCTCACGAACAAACGGTATGGGCGCAGCGTGCCCGACGGCGACATTGACCTGAATGCCTTTTATCTCTACGGGCTCAATTGTGACCAGATCATCGACGGCGAGATGCGCCACCGTTTGAATATCGTCCTGGACCGCGAAACCCGTGCGCAACAATGGTTCCTCGAAACCATGGGCGGCTCACGCGGCCTGCTGCTCAAATCCTACGGTCTCTGGACGCCGCGCCCGACGATGAGTGAGCCGCCGGTCATGCTGCTGTCCTGGACGATGGTGAGCAACGTGACCGTCACGTACCTGCGCGACGTAGACGCGGTGAACGTCATGGAAGCCCGGTTTGCCAATGAGGCGTCCGACTATGAGCAGGACGTCATGACCTGGCCCACGATTGAGCACTGGCCGGCAGACGTCCACAAGGCGAGTCTCGATCTGCGCGGCATTACCAAGCCCTCGCGCATTATGCGGGCGCTCCAATATGAGCTGAATCGGCGGCGCTATGAAAATGTGCTCTTGGAGTTGGATGCCAGTGCGGAAGCGCTGCCCCTGCAACTGCATGACCTGTTTCGCTTCTCGCATCCCCAGCCGGGCTGGGGGACGTCCGGGCGCATTCAACCCCTCTCGACGACAACGATCCTTTACCTCGATGAGCCGTGTACCATGCAGTCTGGCGTCCAGTACGTGGTGTACTTGCGCTATGAGAATGATGTCGTCCTGGCGCGCAGTGTGCTCACGGAACCAGGCACGGTCAGGCGCCTGACGCTGACGACGCCTACGGACAGCCCCCCACCGCCCTATACCACGGTCTGGGTCTTTGGGACGCTGGCGCCTGAGGCGAATACGCGGATTTTCCGCGTGACGGCCCTGCAACGCAAGAGCGATACGACCGTGCACCTGGAGGCGGTCATCCACAACCCGAGCATCTATGATGATGCCCTGGCCACGCCGCTCCCTGTGGTTACCACGCTCTTTAATCCTCTCGGCCCGCCACCACCGATCGTGACGCTCATTGCCACGGAACTCGTCCGTATTCAGTCCAGCGGGGCGAGTTTGCGCGTCGTGAATCTGTCCTGGGATGTGGCACAACTCACGAGTGGGTACGCGCCCTACGGCGGTGCCTCGATCTTGCGGCGGACGATTGGCGCGAGTAGTCAGGCCGGGCAAGTGACCGCAGGCACGATCGATCTCGGGGCGATTATTGACCCCAATGACCCGAACGTGAACTATACCCCCCTGGCGCAAGTACGCGGGCATGTCCTGGACTACGATGACGCGACGGTCATTACGGGCAGCACGTATCAGTACCGGGTGGTTCCGGTGTCGTCCCTGGGGGTCCCCAACAACACGGGGGCGCGGGAAGTCCTCATTCATATTACGGGCGCCAGTACAGCCGCCTATTTCCCGGGGACGCCGCGCAACCTCCGCCTCAAAGGGCAACTCGTGGGGGTGACGGAGTGGGAAGGACGGGACGTCCATGTCGAGTGGGACAGTGTAGAGCCCAGTCCCCTCTTTTCTGACACGTTTTTCGTGCAGGATTATGTGGTGCAAGTCTGGGCGCCCGGGCAACTCTACCTGTTGCGGGCGACGACGGTCGCGGTCAGCCCCACCGGGCAGTCCGTGCAGTGGACCTATACCTACGAGCAAAACTATGAGGATCAGGTCCGGAGTGGGTACAACAGTGCGAGGCGGGACCTCGAAATCTGGGTGTGGGCACGCACGAATACCGGGCTCACGTCGCAGGTCCCCGCCCATATCGGGGTGATCAATCCACCACCAGACATGTCAGACATCCTCCCCGATGTGACGGGGCTCTTTGAAGCGGCGCTCATTAACTTTAATCAGTGGGTCGAGCCCCGCGATCTCCATCACTACGAAGTCTACCTCGACATCATGAACCCGCCCGTGGCCATCTACCAGGACGTCAGCGTGGCGTTCCGCAAACTCTTTCCTGCCGACTTGATCGCGGGGGTTCAGTATTGGACCTACATCTTACCCTTCGATACCTTCGGGCCAGGGATACCGAGCCAGACCGCGACCTTTACGCCCGTCGCCCTCACCGCCGACAAGCTCGATTCGACCCCGCCCAGTGTGCCCGTGGGGCTGGTCCTCACGACAGGCTCCACCGTGGCCGAGGACGGCACGATTGATACCTGGGTCGAGGCGTCGTGGGACCCGGTCAATGAGTCCGATGTCGCCGGCTATCAGCTCTCCTTTCGGTTCCCGCCCAGTCTCGTCCCGACCGGGGTCTTTGTGGACCGTGGCGAATCGCGTTACCGCCTTCAGGTACCGGGGGGTGTCGAAGTCTTTGCCCGGGTCGCGGCGTATGACAAGACCATGAATATTAGTGCCTTTACTGAGGAAGTCAGCATTACGACGGGGAGTGATACGACCCCGCCTGGACTGCCCAGTAATCTCACGGCCATTGGCGGGGTTGAGAAGGTGCATCTGCTCTGGACGCCCCCTGCCGACCTGGACTATGACTACGGGCAAGTGTGGTCGTCACCGACCAATGACTTGAGCCTCGCGAACCCGATTGGCAGTGGCAGCTTTAGCGCCGAACATCAGGGCCTAGGGGCGAATGATACCCGGTATTACTGGGTGCGCGCGGTGGACCGTTCCGGCAATGCTGGGGAGTTTTATCCCGCGACGCCGCTCGCCGGCATTGTGGGCACGGCGGGCCAGATTGATACGACGTTTATTAGCTCCCTGGCGGTGGACAAGCTCCTCGCCGGGACCATCGATGTCCTCGTCTATCTCGGGGTCGCCAATCGCATTTATCTCGATGGCGTGCACCAGCAGATTGTCGTGTTGGATGCGACCCGGGCTCGGGTCGCGATGGGGAGCCTGGGGGCCGGCAGTACGGACTGGGGCCTGCGAGTCTGGGATAGCCTCGGACGGATCATGTTTGACGCGACGGATGAGGGCGTCACCGCCGTGGGTATCAAGACCGGGGCCATTAGCGCCAGTCATCTGCGCACCGATACCGCCGTCATTAGCGTAGCGGCCCAGATTGCGAATGAACAGGTCATTGATTCGCACATTAAGAACCTGAGTGCCAACAAAATCGTGGCAGGCACGATTCAGGCCATCATCAACGTTGGCGTCGGGGGCGTGCCAGGGCTCTCTACCAACCTCTATCTCGATGGCTTTAACCGCAACCTCGTGGTCTTTGACGACACCAACCGCACGCGCATTATGCTCGGTCATCAGGGCAGTGGTGTCTATGGGCTCCGTATCTGGAATGCCAACGGCGACCCCATGTATGACTTTACGACAGGCGCCACGACGGTCGGCATTACGCCCAATGCCGTCACCGAAAGTGTGCAGCATGACGCGCCAAGTAACTTGGTGGTCACAAGTTCGGAAACGGTGGTCGCCACCATCACCTTTCCCCAACTCGCCGCGGGGGATGAGGTCCTCCTGTTTGGCAAGATTGCGGCGACGATCACTGCTGATGCGCACTTGCGCGTGCGGCTCCGGGAAGATAGCGCCTTCGGTGGCGAGTGGGACTGGACCGACTGTCACTCCCCACTCGCGGTTGGGCTGTCGGTGCAAGCGGTCTATCCGGTGACGACGCCGATGTTCAACAAAGCCTTTGTCATGACGATGCAAAACACCTTTAGTGGCGCCACGGTGGCGGCCGAATCGCGCAAGCTGGTCGGGCTACGGAGGAAGCGCTAATGCCTATGCTCGCCCACTACCAGCGCAGTGACGGCCTCATTCTGGGGCTCTGGATTGCCAATACTGAGGCACTCTTGCTGGCCCAAGTGGTCGAAGGGGATCCCGTGCACGGGTATCTGCTCGTGCCTGATCAGGATCGGGCGGTGTTGCAAGAGCAATATCTCGTGAGTGCCAGCGGCCTGATCCCGAAGCCTGCGGTCACGCTCCATGCCAGCCCCTCACCATTTCCCGCCGATGGCTCCAGTGTGTGTACGGTCAGCGTCGTGCCGTTTGTCCCCTGTACGGTCCTGGTCGATACGATCCCCTATGCGCTGGTAAGCGAGGACCCTACGTTGCTTCTCACAGCCGATGCCCCGACGCTGTTCCAGATCAGTCTGCCGCATCAGGCGGCGTGCTGGGGCTCCCCGATCACTGTGGAGGCTGTGTAGATGCC